AACAAAAGTTCATTGAAAATCTTATTGTAGAAACTATTGAAATTTATGGGCAAGATATTTACTATGTTCCGAGAACGATTGTCAACAGGGATACAGTCCTTGGAGAAGACGCGGATTCGCAATTTGACAGTGCAAAAGCAATTCGAGCATATGTCAATAATGTTGAAGGATGGGAAGGACAAGGTGAGTTACTTAGCAAATTTGGAGTACGTATCGAAGACAAGACAACTTTTATTTTCTCCCGTGAAAAATTTAAAGAAAAGGTTGACGACTCTACAGTTCTTAATGTCGAAGGACGACCCAACGAAGGGGACTTAATTTGGTTTCCTGTAACAAAACATCTATTTGAAATTAAATTTGTAGAAGCAGAAAAACCATTTTATCAATTAGGAAAAGGTTATGTTTGGGAATGTCAGTGTGAACTCTTTGAATACAGCGACGAGGATCTCGACACAGGAATCGCAGAGATTGATGCAATCGAAACTGCCTTTGCTAATGCTATTACAGTTAACTTTGCTACTGGAGGGTCTGGTGATTTCACAGTTGGTGAGATTGTTGCTGGAGGCACATCTAATGTAACTGCTGAAGTCAAGGCATGGGATTCTGGTACACGACAATTACAAGTCTTTAATAGAAGCGGTATCTTTACTATTCCTGAGACTGTCACAGGACAGACCTCAGGTGCTGCATGGACATCTGCATCTTACAATACACTAAATAATGTGAACACTGCGGACTCTATAGATCAGAACTATGACTTTGAGACGCTAGATAACGATATAATCGATTTTTCAGAATCAAACCCATTCGGGACATTTGGTTCATCTACTGACACTACAATTTAATTATGTTAGGCACTTATACATACCACGAAATTTTTAGAAGATCTGTTGTTGCATTTGGAACTTTGTTCAACAACATCGAACTTCGTCGTAATGACGAGGTGATGAAAGTGCCTCTGGCATATGGTCCTAAAGCAAAATTCTTAGCAAGGTTAGATCAAGTTCCTGATCCTACTAACAAAAGAGTTCAACTTACGTTACCTAGGATCTCTTTTGAGATCAATGGTCTTGAATACGATTCAAGTAGAAAGGTTTCTCCAACACAAAAAATTAAAATAGCAAGCACTGCTGATAAAAACAAATCAATGTTTATGCCAGTGCCATACAATCTGTCATTTGAAATGGGTATCATTTCTAAAAATCAGGATGATGGATTACAAATTATTGAACAGATCTTACCATATTTTCAACCTCATTATAATTTGTCAGTTAAATTAGTTCCTACGATGAATGAAACTAGGGACGTTCCTATTGTTTTGACTAATGTAGAATACGAAGATATTTACGAAGGTGAATTTGCAGTAAGGAGAGCAATTACATATACTCTTCAGTTTACAATGAAGACATACTTATACGGTCCTGTCAGAGACGAGAAAGTTATCAAGAAGGTTATCACAGACATGTATACAAGTACAAATACTACATCTGCACCAAGAGAAGTTCGTTATACTATTCAACCAGATCCTCTTACTGCTGATGCTGATGATGATTTTGGATTTGGTATTGTAGATCAAGACTTCACAGATAACAAAAAACGTAATCCTGTTTCTGGAACGGATCAAGATATATGATAAGAATTTTTGTTATATTAACTTTGGTATGGGGAGTTCTAATAGGATTACCAAAATTTGCCAGTGCAAATCATTTACCAGTAATGTATGTTCAAGTGCCTCAGTGGGCAGATGATTGGGCAGTATGTGCAGTGGATGTGCCTGACGCTAAGTGTCATTGGTATGTCATGTCTCCTGACAATACTTTTGGTGAAGGTTTTGATTGGGAAGAAGCACCTTGGTTTGATGCTAATGGGCTAAATGATATTGCACCCATGCAAGCAAAAACAGTTGTAGAGAGGTTACAGGAACGATGACAAATCCATTTGACGGGTTAGATGAAGAATTTGGTGTAGAGAAATCTGCATTACAAAAACATGTTGAAAAAGTAAAACCTGCAATTAAAAAATCTGATGATGAAGACGTTAAATCTGACTATGAGGTTTCTCGTGCTGCATTGCATAGTCTTGTGATGAAAGGTCAACAGGCAGTTGATGGTATTTTAGATGTTGCAGAAGCATCTGATCATCCTCGTGCATATGAAGTAGCAGGTCAACTTATTAAGAACGTTGCAGATACTGCTGACAAGTTAATTGATCTTCAGAAAAAAATGAAAGATCTTGATGCAGAAGATAAAAAGAATACACCATCTACAGTTAATAATACCATGTTTATTGGTAGCACTGCAGAGTTACAAAAGATGTTAAAGAAACAAAAAGAGATAAATAATACCGACACGAAATAACGAGACACGACATGTCAGTTCTAAATGTACTAAGCACTAATACAGTTGCAGCAGGTGCAACTGAATATCAAGTTATCCAAACAGGATATTACAGAGTTGGATCTACTGCAGGTGCAGCAACTGTATCACTTAATGGTGGTCCTGCAATCACACTTGTTCAGAATGAATTCATTCTTCTCAAAGGTGGAAAACCTGGTCAAGCAAAGATTGTAAAAGCAGTATCTGATTCTACTGGTGACTATATTCTAGGTCAGCATATTCATTCTACAGGTGACGCACATCCATTCTCAACTGGTGATTTTATTGCAGTTGAAGATAACAGCACATCACCCGCTATTGATAGTAACTTTCTTTCTGCAGGAACTGCAGGTAAAAAGATCACTGCTGTCACAGGAAATACAATCGCTACTGATATTGATTCATCAGGTGCATCAGCAGATTATACTTTTGCTTTCTCAGGTCCTCAAGCGATCGTGAAAAGATGCATCAAGATCGTAGCTGCAACAAGTGCAGTGATCATTGAAGAAATTCAAGTCGTTGGTGGCTAATGCAAGAGGCGAAGAAATACTACGGAGGTAAGAACACCAAACCAAAAGGTTTTGGTGTTCCCGAACTTGGTCCTGTTAACCAAGAAGCAGAGAGAATTATCCGTGGTATGAAACGTCAAAGTGGATCTAGATTTAAAAAACTATATGGTAAGCGTGACAAAGATGTCATGACTTTAACCGCTAACAAACTGGCACTAAAAGACAATCTGAAAGTTATGTATTACAAAGATTTCATAGATTTAGTTGAAGGTAATCCTACTACTAGGATGCTGACAAAATCTAAAACCCAAACTACTGGGAATATTTCTGCTGATCGTGGTACAGATGAAAAGAAAAATAGAGAAAGTAGAAAATCACTTGAGAAAGATCTCAAGAAGAAAGGTATTGGATATAAAAAAGGAGTCGGAGAATATAAATATTCATCAGGTGAAGGCACAGGTCGTGAGGTCTCATACCAAACAAGTCCTGGCAAGGGAATGTCCAAGCGTCGTTTCGGCAAAGTCATGCGTCGTCTTGGTAGAAAGCATGGTCAAGAATCAGTAATCACTAAGAAAGGTGATAAACCTGCAAGATTACATGATACTGAAAATAAAAAACCTGATAAGTCTTTTACTTTAGGTAAATCAAAACCAGGTAAAAATCCATCTGGTATGGGAGAAACTTCTGGCACAAAAGTTAGAAGTGGAAAACTATCTAAGAAAACTAATAAACCTGCAATCCATTATGGAAAATAATCTTACTGAAATTGCAATGAAGACCGATAAAAAGGTTCCTCTTGGACGTAAGACTAATCCTTATGGAAAACGTGCTATACTAAAAATGGTCGGGTCATCAATTATGGATAGAGTAAAACAAAAAGCAAAAGCTTTAACAACAGTTCATTCAGAAGAGATGACTAAATCACAAATTAAAAAACGTGATGAGATTGCTGACTCCATGAGCACTAGAGAGTTCAATAAAAGATACGGTAAAGATCGTGGAAAGGATGTCAAGTACGCGACTGCTACTAAACTTGCTATGAAAAAAGAATCTAATGAAATTGTCGAGAAAAACAAAAGCGGTGATAGTTCTCTCCACGACTGGTTTTCTAAGAGTAAGTCTTCTGATGGGAAGCCTGGTTGGGTGCAACTCGGTGGTAA